GTTTGGCCTGATGTTTGCCGTAGAATGATTAAATATGATCAATTTTTAAAAATAGATGATATATCAAAATATAGAAAAATAATGTTGACCCGACTTGACATTTGAATATAAATAGAGTATAATATTATGTATAATGTGAATCAGATGAAATATATTAAACAATCAAATATAAGGAGATACGATGAATTCATTTTCTGATTTAAAAAAATCCCGTCAAAAATCAATTGACAAAATCAACCAAAAACTTCAAGAACAAACAGAATCCTCAAAAGGATTTGTTGAAGATACTCGCTTCTGGAAAGCAGATCTAGACAAGTCTGGAAATGGTTATGCGGTTGTTAGGTTTCTTCCCGCACCACCAGATGAAGATTTGCCTTGGGCAAAAACTTGGAACCATGGTTTTCAAGGAGTTGGTGGATGGTACATTGAAGAATGTCCAACTACTGTTGGTAAAAAATGTCCTGTTTGTGAATATAATTCTACTTTGTGGAATTCTGGAATTGAAGCAAACAAAGACATTGCTCGCAAACAAAAAAGACGTTTAGTTTATGTCTCAAATGTTCTTATTGTTAAAGATCCTGCTAATCCAGCAAATGAAGGTCAAGTAAGACTTTTTAAATATGGTAAAAAGATTTTTGATAAAGTTAATGATCTTATGAATCCTCAATTTGAAGATGAAACACCAGTTAATCCCTTTGATCTTTGGGAAGGTGCGGACTTTAGATTGAAGATTAGAAAAGTTGATGGATTTAATAATTTTGATAAATCTGAATTTGATTCACCATCACCACTTTATGATGGTGATGATACAAGACTTGAGGCTCTTTGGAAGTCAGAAAATTCTTTGATGGAATTTACTGCTCCAGAAAAGTTTAAAGAATTTTCTGGTCTTAAATCTAGATTGGATAGAGTTTTAAACGCTGATACTGAACTTCAAGTTCCAGTAGAATCAAATAGGATGTCTGAAATGATGGAAAAGTCTAATCCTAATAAAGTTCCATTTGAAGGTGGCCAACCAATGAACACTCCTGTTCAAGAAACTGTTGCAGCAACCGCTGAAAATGAAAATGATGAATCATTATCATATTTTCAAAAATTAGCCGACGAACAGTAATTCATATTAAGCCCACGCAGGTCGCATTAGATCTGTGTGGGAATTTGTTCCATGATTTATTACAGTTACTTGACTGTCATTTGAAACAGGTGAATTATTTGTTATTTGTTGTGGAGCAAAAACTGTGTTTGGTGCTATTCCTTCTGCCTTTTGATAATCAACAAATTCAATTACTTTAGAAAGTACTTTTTCAGTATTTTGTAATATCTTTTCACTATCACCACCAGTTAATTCGTATGGTCTTGGTGGATTTATTAACATATTATATCCTCTATCTCTTTCCATTGTTTCAAACATAGTTGCTGATCTAAGTAGAGCACCAGTAGATCCTTGATCAAGTACCATTTCACCAGAATGTAAGTAATGTAATCCATCTTTCATAATTAATCCACCAACTTTTTTCCTTGGTGGTGGGGCATAGAAAGGATGGTCTTTTGAAAGTAAATGACTATCATGAACTAGTCCTAGTGATGCATCATACCCAAATATTTTTTTAAATTCATCTCGATGTTTTTGTTCCCATGTACTAGGATCATACTCTGTACCCATTCTATCATCTTGATGCATTTGCATTACCCAATTTCTCCAACCTACATAATCACCAGTTTTTTTATCGTAAATATCTTCGCCTTGTCCAAAAGCTCTTTTATCAAATTTAAATTTATCATTGTAACTAATGCCTAAAAGACTATTCGAAAAATTTTCCCAATCAAATATTTGGTCCACTGTTTCAGCAACACTATCCATAAACTTTGCTATTTTTTCTCCACCAAAGTAACCAAGTACTGCTCCTAGTATTGAACCAATAATAAATCCGATAGTAGTTCCAACCCCTGGAATAATACTACCAATTGCTGCACCAGCAAATCCTAATTTAACAGAATTGCCAAGTGCTCCTGAAGTACCTGAACCACTACCACCAAATGCATTTCCTATAACAGAAGCCCAATTTGTTGTTTTCCAATCTTCTGCTTTTGCCCATCCTGCAATACCATCTAATATAACAGGAAGAAATCCTAGAGCAACAGATCCAAGTGCACCAACCATTGATAATACTTTACCCCCCATTGTTATTTTAGATCCTGCGGAAAATAATTTACTCCATTCAAATCCTTTTATTTTTTTCAAATACCATGCCTTTGCATTTCTAAAGAATCCACCTTTTCCACCTACACCAAATAACATTCTTTTTAAAAGTGTCAATACTCCTACTGTTGCGATAGCATCTGATGCAAATTCAGCTCCACCAAAATCAGGTAATTTCCAACTTTCTGGACCTGAATCTTCTATCCATTTTTTGAGTCTAGCTAATACTGATGCAAGTAATCCTGCTAAACCTGCCATTGCTAAAGTATCTAAACTAAATCCCAAAGGTGTTTTTGAACTAACATCTTTTCCTGTACCACTACCAATTACTTTAGCAGAAGTTGCATTTTTTTCTCTCTGACTTTCAAGCATACCTAATTGGTCTGTAACAATTACTACAGGCAATGGTTCTCTGAAAAGTCTTTCCAAATTAGTCATCCATAGAGAATTTTGCATTGTACCACCGCTGGAAGAACGTTGCATTACTCCTGAAGATCCACTTCTTCCAGAAAACATTCCAAACATACTTGCTTGAAGAACAGGAGGAAGAAACCCAAGAGCTGATGAGGTTATTCCCATAAGTTTTGATTCAGTTGCTCTTCTTAAATTTCCTGTAACTTGTTGTTGAAGAGATCTTCCAAAATCACTCAAACCTGTAGCTCTACCGAGTGTGGCTGTTTGAGTTGTAAATGACTTAGTTCCTACTGTTTTTGTTGCCATATTAGTATTTCATTTGTTGTTGTTGTTCTTTTGCTTTTTGTTCTTGTTCTTTTAACCAACTAGATAGTAATTCAAGGTAAATTATCCTTTCCCAAGGTATCATTTCATTTAATTCTGTCAGTGAGTATTTATGGTGTTGCATCAATCCGAAATTTGTTAAATAATGAGATTCCAAATTTTCGTGATTGAGCATTATCCTAAAAAATCCTGCAAGCCCCTAAGAATGACAGTTTCTTCACTACCACATCCTTCACATTTATATTTTATTTCATGTTCTATTGCTGGTGATGTTTCATAAAATTGTTGAATTTTTTGCATTTGTTCTTGTGTCAATTGTTCAAAGAATTCCAACCTTTCTTGTTTAGAATAATCTTTTGTTTCATGCATTTTATCATCTTCTTTAATGAATTCAATTCCTGATGATAAAAAATCAATGACATTATCAGCATTTCCGTCTGCTAAATTTAATAAACTAGAATCTAATGTTGGATATTTTAATATGAGTGTTATATTTTCAGTTATCTTGACATTTTTATTATGATCATCACTATATTTTATTTTTACTTCTTCCAAATTTAACTTATATTGTGTTATATGTTTGCAAGGATTTGATTCATCAATATGTTGAAATTGTAAATCAATAACATCACCAACAGAATGTTTTCTTAATTGTAAGAATAACCACTCAACATCAAATGTTGGTAATTTATCAACATCGACTTCTGAAATCATACAATTATTTACTATTTGTTTGATAGCATTTATTTTTTCATTTTCATCATTTCCTTGGTTCGCCATAAGAAGAATTTTTTCTTCCTTAACTAGAAATGGCCTAAATGTTACTGTATTTTTTGTTGATGGTAATGTTGTTGAAAATGTCGGTATGTCAATTTTTGGTAATGGCATAATATTTCTCCATAATTATTAATATGTATTAGTAACTCTTTGCCAACGGGAATAGGCAATTGATACTTGTAATTTCATCACTTCAGTTGATGAGTAACTTAGTGTTACAGGATTTACCTGTTTAGGAAATGCTTCAATTAGTTTAATTCCATAAGTGTCAGAAAAACCATATTCCGATCTTTTTAAATCTTTTGATAATTTTGTTATTTCAATTTCGCCGACATATTTATTGGGATATAGTGCTATGTTATTTGACAATCTATTTTGATTTTCTACAAGAGGAAAAATTAAATCTTGCCAATTATCAAAGAAATTTTTAATAAACATATCATCTGTTAAATTAAATGTTAAATTTAAAGTATCATTAAAATTGTTTGAATGAATATATTCTTTTGAAACACTACCAGTTCTGAAACTTTGTGTTGCTAAATTTCTTCCAGGTAGATTTGTAGCTTCGCAAAAATATGACATATCATTTATATCATTTGGGTTATAGTTTAAAGTGTTGAGAACATTTCCACCAATCTTTGTTAATTGAAATTTATTTGCTTTTGCTATTCCTCTATGTTTTTTTAATGTTGAGAGAAATTCTGATGATTTATACATTATAGCATCCTTTGAGAATCTTGAAATACTTTATCTGTTGAAGTATTGAATTTTTCTATTGGTAAAAGTACAGCAAACTTTAATTGTTCTATACCTTCAATTGTCATTGCACTAGTCCCTTGTACATGGGAAGTTAAATATTGTTTTATGCAAGGTTTAACATATTTGTTTCTTTTTATTGAATTCCAATTAATTTTTGCTCCATATCTAATTGCATCTAAAAGTCTTGCTCTAAAACTATATGGTAGATAATGAAAATTTAATCCCCAAAATCTATCAGTTTCAGCATGAATTATCATTGACATAGGAAATCTATCAAAATATGGTAATTTTTTCTTATGTTTTGCGTCATATCTAAATAAAGTCAATTTTGCTTCATCTATTTTTCTACTTCTTATCAAATTTGTGTTTCCTACAAATTCATCTGCTGTCATACTAGTATCATCTAGTCTTATTGTCAAGGGTCTTCTCATTGATCTTATTTGTTGTTGAAACCATTGAGCAGATTTAATATTTTCAGCTCCAATTTGACGTCTTCTTATAACATCTTGTAATATTTCAACAAGAGATTGACTATTTCTTATGGTATTTTGTTTTTGTCTAGCTTCTTTGCTTCTTTTTCTAGCTTCAAGCCTTCTTTGGGCCCTATTTTTGACTGTTGCCATTCTTTTTTCTTCTTTTTTTGATTCCTAGATCATATTCATCTTGAATTAGGAAGTGCCAACCCTTATTTTTACAAAATTCCTCTGCGGCCCTCCATTTTGCCTCATTTTTTGCGTATTTTTTGGCTTCATTGATGAATTTTCTTGATTTTTCACGTTTTTTTGGTGGTTTTGTCTCTCGATTTGGCTTAACTTCAATAATTACGACCTTTTTATTGGCAAATTTTACCCAAAAATCGGGAAAATAACGGTGAATTTTTCTATCTATTGGTGATCGATATGGAATTACGACCTCTTCAGACGCCCATTCTATAACTTGTGGACTTAAATCCAGTTTTTCCATCACTTTTTTCTCCCAACCTGATCTATAAACAATTTTTGTTGGGTTTCCTTTGTATTTATTTGGGTTTATTGGTTTATATTTACCTTTTTTAATCATCTGAATAAATAGAAATAGATTAAAATGTCTAGTTATATTATATTTATAGAGGAAAGAAAAAAATGGCCGATCCGTCTCAAGTAATGTCAAGTGCTGCACAACAAGTACCAATTGGTAGTGTAAATTATGGTGATCCAACACAAAGTGAAAGAATAGGTATTAAAAAATATCCGATTGATTTAGCAATGGAGAGTTCAGATACTAAAAATTTTGTTATGTTTTACATAAAACCCGGAGGACCAGGAAATAGAAGTAATTTGGGACTATCATCAGCTTCTCATTTAATAGCATTGCATATTCCACCTGGATCATTAAAAACTTCTTTTTCAGGAAAATATGAAGAGTTTAGAGGTGGTAGGGTATTTGAACAAGGATTAGCAAATATGGCAGCAACTGTAGGTCCGGCAGCAATAACTTCATTAGTAACAAAAAATCCTTTTATTGCTGCAATATCATCAGTTCTTGGCGCAGCAGGTAAAGCTGTTTATAATGGTGGAAATGTCCAGACTGATCCGGGGATAGTTTTAAAAAATACGGTAAATAATTTGGGTGATGCAGGAGGTTCAATCGCACAATTAGCAATTGGTGGCGCTGCTTCTTCTGGAACACTTAATCCATTGCAAGCGGGTATAGGATTTGCTATTAATCCACATTCATCATTAATTTATCAAGGACCAGGTGCTTTTAGAACACATGATTTTTCATTTGATTTCTGGCCCAGAAGTTATGAAGAGGCAGAGGCAGTTAGTGAAATAGTACAAACATTAAAAAAATCAATGTTACCCAAAATGAAAGATTTTTGGAAATTAAAAAGTGCTTACTTTGGATTTCCACACGAATTTTATATTGATTTTTACATAAAAACAGCAAATGGTACAAAAGAATTTTCACAAATGGGAATTAAGAGATCAGTTTTGACACAAATGGGAATAAATTTTGATAGTCCACAAGGACCAGCTTTTTATGATCCACCTGATAGTGGAAAAGATGCAATGCCTGTTCATACAAAGTTAGATTTAAGTTTTATGGAATCAGAATTTATTTTAGAATATGATGGTAAAACATCAGACATTCAAAAACATTTCGCTCAAGATTTTGAATCTTCACCAGTTACCGAGCCTGGTTATGAATACTCAGGGCGAAGATTTGAACCCAGATCTTAGATAAGGAAAAATTAATGTCAAATTATTTCACATATATTCCAAATAGAACCTACACTTTTGATAAAGTTAAAAATAATTCAGGAATATTAGTAGATCAATTACATAAAAAATTGGTTACTGATATTACAATGAGAACTAAATTAAAAAATAGTGTCAAAGATACTGTATTCAATTATTATCCTTATTTTGTTCCTGATGGACAAAGGCCAGATAATATTGCACATGAATATTATGGTTCAATAAAATATACATGGATAATATTTTTATCTAATAATATATTTG